GGAATTCCTTTTTGTGCTTGTACATCAAATTCTCTTAGCGTCTCATTAATAACATCTTGTTGATATGGAGACATAAATTGTTGATAAGAAGAAGGACCAGCTAAAGCTGATGCAGATTGTAAGAAAGGTTTGTATGCACCAATACCTTGAGTAGCTAAAGTTTGTGCTTGTGCTTGTAATGGATCTTGACCAGCTACAAACTGATCACCAAATGCTTTAGATAAATCTGCTGTTTTATAGCCCCCTGCTGCAGTTCCTAAATTACTTAAATAGGTTTTACCTGCTGCTTCTATAAATTCTGGTGGTAATATTCTTGTTTCTGTTACTTCTGCCATTATACTACTCTCTTTTCTGCTGTTTTCATTTGATCATATAATCTTTGGGCACCTTTTTCAATGTTTCCTCCACCCATTCCTCTAACAGCATCTGCTGTCATTACAAATTCGTTTTTACTTAACATAGCAGGTACGTCGTCTGCTTTTTCTTTTATACCAACTGGTACAAATCCACCTGTTTCTCTATAATCTCGTTCTATAGTACCAGCTTTATTTTTTCTCATTTGACCCATAGGCATTCCTGGAATACCACCTAAAGCTACTTCATATCTTTTAGGAGGATTACCGGTATTAAAAGTTCCTCTTTCTCCTAGAGGTTTATCAAATTCTACTCCATCTCTTATATATTTTCTTTTTTTATTTTTAAAAGGACCTTTTATTAAAGACTCTAATCCTTTTCTAGGTGTACCAGATTCTAATCCTACTCTACCACCTTTAGCAAACATTTCTCCATCTAAATAATCATCAAAAGACATTTTATAATCATATTTTTCTTTTATTTTTTTAAATTCTTCATAAATATCTAAAGCCTCATCTGGAGATATTCCTTTTTCTATAGCTTTCATAACATCTCCACCTCTAGTAAGACCTACTCTGCCACCTTTAGCAAAAGTTGGATCTAAATATTCTTCACCATAAAATTCTCTAATATAATCATCAACCGATCCTTTATATCCTTCATTTACATTTGCCTTATATTCTTTCATTAAACTTTTACTATAACGAAGTTTATTATTAGTTCCTGGAACAATACCTGCATCTGAAAATCCTACTCTACCACCTACAGCATACTCAGATGTATTAGTTGTAACAAACTCTTCTACTTCTTCAGCAGATTTATCTGGATTTGTTTTACTATAGTAGTCTCTTAAATAAATTTTTACTTTTTCTGGATCTCTTTTAGTTTCTTCTATCTCTTCTGGACTCATACCTGAAGCAGCTAAGATACTTCCTATCGCTCCTACAGTGTATCCACCGCCAGGAATTTTACCCATTAGAGTACTTAAAATTCCTTTTTTTGTTCCATACTGACCTGCTGGTCCAATACCTGCACCACCAAAAAGAGCTCCTCCAATTTTTGATCCAAGTCCTCCAAGCCCTGATAAAGGACCCATACCCATTAGACCTGCACCACCAAGACCTATTAAAGCAGCTTTACCAATAGGTGACTTGACAACTTTTTTAATCGTCTTACCTATTGATTTAACTAAACTTCCTAGTCCGTATAATTGTCTGGGTTCTTGCATTCTTGATATTGCCATAATTTAAATACACTTATATTGTTGAGCAGGCATAGATATCCTGAAAATACTACACTTTATTTGATTTTTTATCTTCGTCAAGTGGTTTGGCATGCTTTGCAGGTCGTGTACCTTGATATAAATCGTCAAAGAAACGACCACGATATAAGAACTCTCCAACGTGCGTAATAGTATCCATTACATATACATGTACTTTACCACCCATATCTGTCCATTTTTGACAGAAACCAAAGTCTTCTCCAAAATATCTTTTAGTTTTAAGATCATGCCAAGTATCAAATAAATTAAAAAAATTTTGTTTTTTATCTTCTTTGCCGTTTATAAAAGTAGGTTGAATTATTTTTAATTCTGGATGATTTTCAATCATATCCTCCAATACTTTTCTTTTAATTAACATACATCCTGTAGGAGCATGAGTTACTTCTATGATACCTTTGTCAGCTACAATGTTTTTAGAGTCTTCTACCTTAATTGGATAAGTAAAACCTGCTCTTGACATATCTTCTGCGGATGTAATTGCGTCTTCTTTATTATTAACTCTTCTCCATATTTTATCCCAATCCATCATCTTCATTGGATAAGGACATGCAATAACGTCTTTGTCAGCTTTTAACATTTTTTCAATAGTAGAAAATTCAAAATCAATATCTGAATCTATAAATAATAAATGTGTATATTTGTCTTTATGATTTAACATTTCAGCTACACTTAAATTTCTACCTTGAGTAACTAGAGAAGATTTTAACAAAGTAAAACTAACTAACATATTTCTTTGTAAACATTCCATTTGAAACTTTAGAACAGCTTGGCAGTAATGCATAGTTACATCGCTATGACAAGGGGTACAAACCATTATTTTATATGGAGATCTACCATCTTTACCACCTACATTTATTTCAATCACATTAGTATCACCTTCAACTTTATTAGTTTTAATAGTTTGATAGGTATCATTACTAGCCTCTGTTTTTTTATCTTCCTCAAACCAGATAGGTGTATTACTTATTCTTGACACTAATTGCTCCTGTTAAAAATCTTGTCCATGATGTGCCTATTTTATTCCAATTATAATAAGCATTAACATAACTAGACTGAGTTTCTAAATGTTTATGTATAGTTTCTTCATGTAATATATTTGCTGAAGCTTCTATTGCAGAAGCAAATTTCATTGAAAGCCTTCTTAAATCATTATCAAAAGGTATGTACATAGGAAACTCAGCGCCTGTTTCAAACAAAGCACCAAGATTAGTTGTAACACAATACAATCCTCCAGCCATACATTCTAATAAAGATATACAAGATGTTTCTTCAAAGATACTTGGGTACGCATACATATTATATTTATGCATGTTGTCTTTAATATAACTATTAGGTCTATAACCTAAATAATTTACATTAGGTAATTTTTTTGCTTGTTCATAAAGCTCTGTATATTCATGATCATTTTGTTCAAAGAATTGTTTTCCATATACTTCAGTTGATGAATATACATCTAAAGTAATTAATGGATTTTTAACTAATTGCATTGCACCTAGTAAAACAGATAGCCCTCTCCAAGGTGTGTTTTGATGAATTATTTTAATAGGGTCACCTTGTTTATAAGGTTTTGCTTTTTGTATTTTATCTATACCATTTTTAATTACCAAACATTTTTCTGCAGGTAAACCAAACATCATTCTAAATTTTTCAAAGGTCCAATGAGAGTTAAATACATACCAGTCATATTTACTATGATTAGACTTATCTTGAAACCAAGGAGCTAAGTTAGGTTGGTCGTATGAATTTTTTTGCCAAAGTATATTTACTTTAGTTGGATGCAAAGGAATTTTTTCTGGTACAGAAGTTGTAATCTGCACTTGATCTAATAATTTTTTATCAACATATTCTTCTAAATAGTTGAATTGTAATTCTGTTCCACCTTTAGGGTTTTGGTTTCTTATTATCATTATTTATTCTTTCCTTTAATTATTTTTCAATAACATAACTAACTGATGTTCTCCAATATGGTATTTTTTTTATTTCTTTTGATTGATGTAATTTAATAGATTCAAATAATATAAAGTCACCGGGGTTATATTTAATTACTTCTCCCTCTATATTCAATTCACCTCCCCAATTTTCGGCCCATTGTGGTGTAAAAAATCCTACAATGCTATAAGTATTTTCTAAATTATCATGGTGAAACTCTGTGTAATGATTATCATTTTGAGCATTTAAACCAATTCTTTGTATTTTTCTATTTAGATTAAAATTATGTTGTTCTAATAACTTTTGATTTATTCTATCAAATAAACAATTAAAATATCCTATCCAATATTGATTGTTAAAAACGACTTCATTGTTTTCAACAAAACAAACTCCAGGGAAAGCACCTCCTATTGAATTACCATCAGATTTTCTATTTAAATTCCAAATGTTAGCAGAGCTTAATCCTCCATACAGAGAAAAACAATCTTGTATAGTTAAAACATTATTTATTATTTTTATCATTATTCATTACTTTCTGAAATACATCTAAACCTTTAGGTGATACATGCACTGTAACATCAGTTACAATATCTAGTCCTTCTATTTTTTCTTTAGAAGTTTCACCTGTCTTTGTATTTCTATAAATTGTTATAGTTGTACAATCGATCTTATGTATGTTATCCGTTTTCATTCTCTCTGTTTATAAGCGCATAACTAACTACTACTTCAAGTTTATTAGCTGTTTCCGCTTGTGCTTTTATAGCATCTCCTGCTTCTAAATTCAACCCCTGTTCTGTAGCGTTGACTGTACTTGTAGCAGGTACGTCCTTTCTAAAAAATTCTACATCTGTACTAGCAGATGAATCTCTTAAATCACAATTAACCAATACAGCTCCTGTGCTGTTATTAGATACATACACAGATTTTATAATAGCCACAGCTGATGTTGATATAGTCAGAACAGTGGTCATAGCTGTTCCGTCTAATATTTTAGATGCGTTTTTATATTGTATGCTCATGATAAAAAGTAATTAAAAGTATCTAGTTCGTTTTTTAAATCTTGTTGAAAAGAAAAATTAAGCTGTTGTTTCATTGTATTTAAAGATTCCATAATCTGTCTTTGATTATCTACATCGTATTCTTCTTTTGGTTCAGGTATGTAATTAGTTATCTTAGCCATTACTCTTCACCGTATTCCATGTCACCAGACATGGCTCCAGGTGATGAAGTATAATTTCTACTAGGTGTAGCTGCTTTACCTGTGTCTCCTATGCCATAACCTGTATTTCTTGATCGACGTATATTATCAATCATAGCTCCACTATCTACGTCTCCTAAACCAGCTTTATTCATAAGGTTAGCTAAATTTCTTTCATCAATTTTTTTACCAGCTGCTTTTCTTTGCATTAACTTAGATATTCTGTTAGCTCTATAATTAGTATCTCTTCTTTCAGCTCTTGCAGGTTCAGAATAATATCCACCTAAAGCATTCATTTGATTTAATTGTTGTGGAGAATATCCACGTATTCCAGAAGTTGAAGGTCTGTAAAAATCTGATTCTTTAGGATTAAAGAAAGTTCCAATACCTTTTCCAATCATTTGCATAGGAGAAAATTGTTGTAAAAAATCAAATATNTTTGCTAAACCTTTTTTNTCACCTGTTAATGAATCTACTTGCTCATCATTAGTTGTTTCGTCTATTACACTCATATCACTTACACCTTGAAATCTATTCATGTCCAAACCTCTTAACGTAGTTAAGTCAGGTTGATAATAATTTTGTGGAGCGTTAACAAACTCTCTTGGTTGGTAAAAATCTTGAGTAGGACTAATATCATTTGATGGATAATAACTTTGAGGAGCGTTAATGAATCCATAGCTAGTTGGAGGGAATAGGCTTGGTTCATAAAAATCTTGAGTAGGACTCAGATTATTTGGTTGGTAAAAATCTTGAGTAGGACTAATATCTGTTCTTGGTTGGTAAAACATTTGAGTAGAATTAGGATACTGTGGATTTTGATATTGAAAAGCTAATGGATTTAAAGTAGCAATACCACTAGGTCCTTCAAAAGGTTGTAATAATTGTGTTAATCTTAATTCATCTAATGTAGCCATTATCTTCGTCCGTCTGGTTGTGCATCTAATCTAAGTGTGCCATATCTCCATGATTCACCTACTGCTGTGTTGGCTATCTGTACAGAAACTAATCTGCCTCTAGCTCTTGTATCTACCTTATCAGTCGTAGAAGTTATTGTAAAGGGTCCAAGAGGTGAGCTAACTGCTACATCATCTGGATAACTACTTACAAATAAAGTTACTTGAGCATTACCTGTTTGATATTTAAAATCAGGTATAAATCGTTTAACTGACATAAAGTATTCTCCGTCACCTCTATAATCAGCAACCCCTGTTGCCTGACCCAAGGCGCTCTTACGTGAAGTAATATCCCAATCTCCAGATCTAATGAAAGCGTCTATAGAAGTTGTACCTGAGCTGTTTACTTGATCAGTTCCTACTTCATGAGCATAATAAATACTGGCTCCATATAAATTTGTAATGCCTAATATATCTGGAAATACAGGTGTAGCTGTATTAGTATATTCTGTTGCATAAGGAGCATTAAATACTCCTTGGTCTTGATAGGTAGTTCTAGCTAATGATGAAGTGGTCCACACATTTTCTGAATAATTATACGTAACACATCTATCAACTTGATCAGATCCTGACTTTGGATAAAACCAGTTTATTTCTGTGTATAAAGAATTAGGTGAAGAATAAATAACATCTCTGGAATTTAAATTAATACCTAGGTTATCTCCATCTGTATTAAATACAAAATCTTCTACAAGTGATGGCAATGATTTAACTGTACCATCATAAACAAAAAAACCACCTTCCGCTGACATCCACCATACAGCACCATTTGCATAAGACATAGCATGTTGACCAATACATCCACAATTAGTACCAACTTGTCTAACAGAGAAAGTAAAAGGCGGGCCAACAAATTGAATTACATAAGCTGCAAGATCAGTTGCTACAAAAATATAATCTTTACCTTGTATAGCTGCTCTAATCTCATTACCGGTATCTAATCTAAAAGTACCGGCTGTGTTAGTTGCTGTTGGTGCGTACGTGTTTAAATCTTCTTGGTTTGAAAATCTTACAAACATAGGGTCTTGTGTTGTAGTATCCCCTATAGTTGTTTCTGTTCCAAGATGGAACACATGTCTATCTCTGTCCGATACAATAGAAATTCTAGTAGCCGTTGGATTGTTTGTTGTGTTAAAATTAGTCGTTGACTGAGAAGCTCTGATACCTCTAGGAGTTGTAGCTCCAGCATCCCAAGTAAAAGTTTTACCATTAAATATAGTTGCAACAAGACTTCACCAAAGTTATCAAGACTCCAGTTTCCAGCATCAAGAATTACATTGCTTACTGTTCTTTCAGTTCCCCAGGTACTATCATTCCATAAGTAAGTTCC